ATCTTGAGCCTCATCAAGCGTATCGTCTGGTTGCATCGTTTTTACCTATGTAATGCCGTCAAATAAACGGTGACGTTCCGTGCCTCCAAGAAAGCGTGGAGTACGCTATGGTCTAAATATATCATATTTTGTTAGAAAGCAATACTTTTATGCAATTCCTCTCAATGCTGACATTTGGCGCTCTGACTGCCTATTTGATAGTAAATCTGCACTATCAGCCTTAGTTGTGTCAAACTCGGCATTAATAGAACGAACGTCTTTAGGATCAAATATCATTACCTCGTCCATAAATTGAACGCCAGAAAAGCCTTGGTCTTTTAAGAGCTTTTGCGCCTCATTCCTTATTTCGTTACCAATCTTTAGCTTAGTTTCTCTGTCAGGAACTACACGGCCTTTTATGCCTAAATTTTCTCTGGCTGTTCTCATCGCAGCATCATAATCTACATCTGTTGCCATATTGCCTCTAGCATACACAGGTATTGCCCTAGCATTTTCTCCATAAGCGTCAGACATATCTCTCTTTTTCCTTATGTATCTATCGCCATATTGGTTGTCTGGTGAAGTGTAGATCCCTCTTCCAAGCTTTGTTTGTACGTTGTCAGGAGATATAGACAGTTGATTAAAATCGCCACCATCCTCTAGCTTATCAGTGTAATGGTACAAAGGACGATCAGTGTTAAAACCAAGGTCTTGCGCTCTTTGCATTCTAGCGTCTTGATTCATCCAGCTTGGAGTTAGCTTGTCATTGACTCGCTTGGTGTCTATTAGGGAGTCATCAAACATGACGTAGTTGCTAGTGCCGCCTTCCGATCTTCTGCTAAATCCATCAAAGTATTTAATTCCTTTTATACCACGTTCTTTTAACTTACGAGAAAGCTCTTCCACTCCTCTGCCCATGTTTGACGCAGCTATAGTATTGTATGCTTGACCGCCTCCGCTTCTAGGAAATAGTCCTAAATCTTCAATACTTACATCGTCTACGCTTGTAAATAATTCAGATAATTTGGGTTCACCATCAGGAGAATTGGCATCTATTCTTTTCAAATCATCTAAATACATTTGTTTTATTACATTTAAAGCTCTTGGCTGTTCAACTAAAGGCTTATCCCAATCAAGCAAGTCATCAGACTGTACGTTTAGGTTAGCTTCGTAGCTATATCCTGCTGGCTTAAATTGAGGAGCTACTTCAGACCTAGCCCATTTGGCTACTTCTGGGTTTTCAATACGACCAATTGATTCAGCAATATCATCTGTTAATTCCAAGTTTTCTAAAAAAGCTGCTTTATCATATTCTATTTGAGCAGCAGCAGGAGGCAGGCGGTCAGCTCTTTCAATAATTGAGTTGTAGTTATCGATTATTGGCCTGCCGCCTATGCTTGATCCACTTTGGCTCAACTGGTCTCTGTATGATCTAGCGATTTCTGGGCTTTCGGCAAAATACAAACCATGACCGTAAGCCTGTGCGCCCTCTCCAGTGTTTATCTTATTTATTGAGAAGTTTTCAAATTCGTAAGGCGAACCGTGGAACACGCGAATTGCTGATCCTCTACCTCTCCTTATTCTTGGTGGTGGAGGAATTGAATCTCTCTCTCGGCGCAGCGCCATATATGACTGCCGCAGTTCTTTGTTACTAGGATCTAAGTCATAAATTGCTCTAGCCTCAGAAACTTCAGCATCAATATCACGCAAGGCAGACCTTGTTTTCTTTGCAAGTTTGACTGTAGCATCTCCAACAATAGGCACAACGCCCATCATGTTAATACCAGCGCCAACCATGTCACCCTGTCTATAGGCTCTTGATGCGTCCTCTAAGCCAAGTACATCACCAACCACTGGCAAGAAGTCTGCTGCTGTTTCAACGCCTCCAGCGGCATTTAGAAGACCTTGACGGTATCCACCTCCTAGACCTGTGGCATCTACTGCATCGCGCATAAGATTGCTTAAAGCTGACCTGACTGTAGGTCTGGCATTCTGCATAGTCTGAACACGAGGAGCTACCTGAGTCCTACCTTGCAAAGAGTATTTTTTTTCTTGCTCCTGCTGCGCTATGGCGTTAAGTGCCGATGATCCTGCGCTTGGTCTGCGTTCAGCCATTCTGCATTCTCGCTATCTCTGAATCAGACATATACCTCATCGCTCTGCGCTGGGCCTCAGCTCGCTGCCTCTCTGCGTCAGCACGTTGCCTATCCATCATGTCAGCCATCTTTTCTTGATTATCAAGCTGATCACCTACAGACTTAACCTGAGAATGGTTGACCGTGGCATTGGCCTGCTGTGCTTTAATCTCAGTGTCCATGCGCTTAGTTTCAGCGTTGAAGATGTCTATTTGATTGTCGGCCTGATCGCCTTGCATCTGCGTCTGTAGCTTCTGAGCCTCTAGCTGTAGCTTCATCTGCTCGTTCTGCAGCTTTGCTTGCTCTATCTGTGCTCGCATCATCTCAGCTTCAGCCTTCATTTGCTCGGCCATCGCCAAAACCATATTTGGATCTTGCTGTGGCTCGCCTTGCTGCTGCATCGTTGCTTCTAACTCTTCTTCAGTCATTTGTTCTTGAGGTATTAAGCCAGCAGCAATCATTTGCGATCTCTTACGGTCAGAGATTTGTTGTGCTGAAGCAGTAGCAACATTGTCTAGCAATACGTCACCAGCAATTTGTAATATTGTTGGATCAACTTTTGCTATCTCAATAATAGTCTCAATGGTTTCCTGTTGCCTATTCTTAAAGCTTGCGCCAGCTTTTACTTGTACATCGTAATTGCCAACTGAAAGATCATTTACAACCTTTACTTCGCCTGTAGCTTGATCAATTACTGTCTGATTAATATCTGCAACGTCATAAGTGTTATCTTCCTTCAGCAGCCTTACAGTGCGCTCTGAGTCATATATTTCTGGTATAGCAGATACTAATATTCTTCCAGTGGCACGGATACCAAACTCTAAGGCTTTAAAGTATTTAATCGTAGAGTTATCGCCTTTATTCTGCAGTGCGTTGATTGCAACACCAGATTGATTCTGTGGATTGTCTCCCATGTTGCTAGAGAACATACCAGATGCGTAAGTAATCATGCCTCGCATAGCTTCTGACATAGTGCGAAGAGCTGGATTGATCTGTGCTCCACCTTGCTGTTGCGGAACTTGTGGGAACTCAGGATCTACATTGAAAAACTGAACAGGATCGTGATTAGTGTTAAGTGTCTGCAGTGAATCCTCATGGCCTGCAGCCTGTCCCATAGTCATCCAATACTTAGCTCTCGGAGCAAGGCTAGTCTCTGCAACCTCACGGCTGACCGAGTAGTTCAGCACTCGCTGCGAGTCCATTAGCTTCTCTACGAGTCCCCAGAAAATTGTTTTGTTTTCAAATATCTTGTAGTTAGCGTAGATAGGGACCACTGGGATCATGTTAAATACAGTCTCTTTCTTTTCTTCAAGCCAATCACTAGCGTCAAATAACCGTGAACATACCGACTTTTTGACACGTTTACGTCTACGGATTTCTGTAACATCAATTTTTTTTAGGTCATCCACTACTTGTTCAAAGTCATCATTAACTTCATGGACGTTACCATTCGACATCATTACCAATTCGCGCTCTTCCTCCTCGCAATAGAGCAACTCACCAATAACTACAACCTCAGCCTTATCATAGTAAGCCTCGCCATCACGGCCTTCATCTACCGACTCTCCTGAAGCTTCAGGCCATCTCCTGTCATATTCATCCTTACCAATAGCGTGAAGAACAAAGCAATACCGACTATCGGACTTATCTTGCTTCTCAGCGGCAGGATCAAACCATACACGGTCCAAAGCATTGCCAATAGGCTCAATGAATAGATCTTGGTCAAAGCTGTCTTGACTGACATATTTGTGTACAACACGCCAAGCGCCAAAGCCTGAAGTCACCATGTTTCGGGCTGAATGACTATAAACCTCTTTAGCATCAGACATGGACTCAATGTTTCTAACTATCCCTGAATAAGTGTTGCTTATCTCTTTAGTGCTGTCACCACCTGCAGGAGAGAC